CACACTCACCATACTCAGCACTCATCAACAACGTATTAGTGAAATGTAACTCATTATTAATTATTGTCGACACATTCTTAAAAGTCTCATAAATCGATATATCCAATTCCAACGCCTCATGCATCAATTTACCCAATTGCTTCTCAATTATATCCTTACTATCCTTAATTGAATATTTAATCTTACAAAACTTGTTATAAACAAACTTGAAACTCTCATAAATATCAATAATCTTCTCCTGATTAATCGATAAAGCATCCAACTGACTATTTATCAACTCACGCCCCAACAAAACACTCCAAACAATTGCACTACCTTCCAAACCACTATTCGGAATATAAAGAATCTTTTGTTTGTGATTAAGCGTCTCAATATCAAATCTCTTCTTCCCAATAATCCCGGTGTTCAAAGAAATGAAAATACCAATCTTTGATCCATTTTTAATCATATCTCTCTTAAACTTAACAATCTCCTTCGTCGGGATAACATTCGAATAATTCTTCACCTCTATCATAAAAATATCCCCAGATGGAAGAACCAAATGATAATCAGAAGCCTCTGCAACCTTTGACATATCCAACAACGTATAATCTGGAAAATTACCCTTAATAACACTTGCCACGAAATTTTCACCCATGTTTCCCTTCAATACGGATTTATTATTAGATTCGGTGAGTTTCTCAATTGAGCCTTTAACCCTCTCCAAATTCTCACTGATTTTTGCCTCAATTACACTCATCTTATTCACATTATTATTCTCCATTGCTTTTAAAGAAGAATCTATCGTTTGAAGCGAACTACTTATTTGATTGTTTATATTTTTTAACAAACTACTATCTGGATTAATAGATGTCTGACAAAGAGTACTTGTCAAATAACCTAATTTAAGATAGTTGTTTGCAATTTCGTCTCGTCTGTCCTCAGGAATACTGAGAATCCACGAATTTACATTTGTATCGATATTGATTGACATACTCATTTATAATATAACCACCTTTTTAAGCCGCGGGGGCATTCATCCCCCGCTACCCCCTTCTTCGCTGTCCTACGGACGCGGTACAAATTGGTAACCAATAAATAACCAATTTGACCCAGCGAAGCTGGAGCGTAGGGTTCAAAAGGGAGAGGCACTCTCCCTTTGTAGGGTTCAAAAGGGAGAGGCACTCTCCCTTTGTAAAAAATTGAAAATTATAATTCTGGGAAAGTTGTTATGTGATGATTTAGTATGACAGGAAAAGACATTAAGATTGCCGTTTTTGATTTTTGTGATGGATATTTCAAACAATTCACTATTTATGATATTTTCAGAAATTTTGGTGGTTTGTTGGCGAAAAATTGTAATCTCCAAGTGAATACAAAATTTTTTGCACGTAAACAGATGGAAGAACACAGAGTATTGTTTTATTCTCTGAAAGATTTCGAAGATTTGAGTGCTTATGATGGAGTAATTATTGTTTTCAGTAGCTACACTTGTGTACCAACAAAAAAAGCACAAAAAATGTATCGAAAGATTATTAACATTGATATTCCCGTTTCGTTGTATACACCCTCAAAACTACATCGTGAAATTAAGATCAATGACTTTGGATATTTCAATACTGGAAGAAATCATTTTCATGTAGATAATAATTTTGAAACACACAACATTTCTGGAAGATACAATTTTCCCACATTTCCACTTAAAAAAAATGTTGAATTTATTGTAAATTATCTTTCAAAAAAAGGCGATGGTAGTTTCGAAAAACAAGTAACAGATGTTATTTCAAAAGGATATGACGAACTTCTTCAAAAGTATAAAACTCTTCTGAAGAACCACATCGATCTAAAATCCAAACTCGCAAATATTGTTGATTCATAGATAAACAACAAATTTTATAAAACCTTCCAACGTTCAGGATCCAACCCTCTTATATCTGCTCTCTTTAACTTACATACCAATGGACGGCTCAAGGTATGTTTTATTTTTAAATCTTTTGATTTTTTAGCATAACAATAAGACAAATGTGGATGTTCTGAAAAAGACCCTTTTAAACCACTATCTTCAACAACTTCTTTTATGGAACTCCAGTCGTCAGATTCGCAAAAATATCCCGTAGCCATCAAAGGGTCATTTGACGCGTAAGAGACACCAAATCGTTCGCATTTTCCATCAAGGTCAATGACAAATGTATTTCCTAACTTTTCTGAAATTATTTTCTTTAATTTTGTTGCGTCGTCTGAACTTTCCATATTACACATAACTGTTACATGAGGAATATGAGCTGTATCAGGGTGAAAAACGTCTTGAGATGGAACTAACCAAACACCAAAACCATAACCGTCCATGTTATATTCGTTACTAGAAATTTTTTGAGTTCTTTTATTTTATAAATTCAAAGAGACGCTGTCTCTTTTGAACTCTTTCTTATTTATAAATTCAAGAAAAATCAGTTGAAAATAGACGGGTCCAGAAGACCCTTCTTGAACAATCTCGACCATGGACTTCTTGACACAACCACGGAGGTCGTAATCAAAAATGTCCTTGATCTTGACGAACTTCATCGCAGCTGCTTCGCTATTGACCTTAAAAGGACCAACAACGTTGAAAGTGTAAGCCAGATAAATCCGAGTATGACCGTGAAAGTCAAACTTCTTCACATCTGACAACCAAGGAAGGTCACAACCAGTTTCCTCCCTAAATTCACGTTTCATGGCTTGGAAAGGTGTTTCCCCCAGGAAGCATCCACTTCCCTTTGTGATTCTTGAGCAAGAGTATGTGGTCCAAACGCTGACCCGTAAACAAAAAAATACATGAGTTCTTGATACTCATAATAGTTATTGAGAGATTATAATCATAGAAAAAAATATTTGTCACTTTTTTTAAATCTTTTCATCCAACGCATCAATGAGTGTTCCCTTAGCCTCCCTGTAAATGTACAGAGAACGACTGAGAAGTGCCTCACCGATGAACATTCCAATCAAGAAAATCCAAAAAATAACAGCAAGAATCTCAGAGAATCCAACAAACTGGAAAAACAGGAGATCGTTTCCATCATAATTTAACATGGAATAGTACAAAATCAAGTAGAAAAAGGCAACGAGAAGGGAGTATAGACAAGACGCACTTGCCAAAATCGCCTTCATCTTGCTTGTTCTAATTCCACCAACGAAAATGTTGAAAATCTCAATGACTCCAACAAATACATTCATGAATAGAATGTACATATAAAACATCCTGTCATAAGACACAGTGCTATCTGTCGAGTTCGCAAAGAAATTCGTCGTATTTCCAATGAAATCATTGAATGGCGAAAATGCGAAGAACATCACAGGAAAACCAATATGGATCAAACACCTCAGTACGTAGTACACAATGTATGTTCCAGAAAAGATCTTCCTAGCGGAATTACGTTTACTCTCAGTTTCAAGATAAGACATGTTCAATGAGTAATAATCAATTGTTTTATAATTTTTTAATCAATTTTTTTCAAATAAAGCTTCTTCGCCGTAAATATCTTCAATAAGTTCCTGAATGTCATCCTTATTTTTAATAACATGGAAATAAAATTTAGAATTAAAATTTCCATAAAGAACCTTTCCAATAATTATTTTTGCGGTATTAAACTCTTCACGTGTCAACGATACATAAGCAGTATCGAGATCATCACTATCCAGACGTTCTATCTTTTTGTGGAAATCTTCAATTTCATCCTCTGTCATATCAAAATAACAAACATTCATCGTTGTTCAATTTGGATATGTATCAATACATTTCGTAATAAATACGTTATCTATATTCATAATTACATCCCAAACAAATAAAAATTATAAATAAAAAAAATCAATTTTTAATCTTGTGACGAAGAGTCATGATTCATCACCATAACAAGAGACGGTGCCATCTTGGAGGCAATTGAGAAAGGCCAGAACAAACTACAAAAAGCAGTACTTACACTCTCCTCCCTTGATGCCTTGTAAACAGCATTCCACGCATCATCTTCATTAAAATCGTTACCATGTTCGGAACGATATTGGCGAAGTGCACTCACACCAGCATTGTAAGAAGAACTCAGATTGTACGTTACAATACCTCCTGAATAAAATGCAATACCAAGTTTGGCAGTTCTACCCATGTTATTAAATGTTTCCTTGACATTTACAATCGTTATAACTAATTTTTCACCTTTCTTCTCAGTATTTTGAGATGTGATCTCCTTTGTACCTGTAACCTTTCCGATAAATCGTCGTCCAAGTGTCTTTGGTAGTTTTGATACCGTGTTTCTGAACATATTATAACTATCTCTTCCAATACTTATAATATTTTAAAATCAATTTTTACAATTTTTAACACGAAGTGTTAATGGACACCAGCATTTCATGCTAGGTGTTAACAATGATTAATAATAGCGTAATAAATAGGTGTTACAAGAATGAAACCTAACAAAGCATATTGTGCCAAAGACATAAAATAATAACACATTCCATTTCTTGTTTTGTAATCACCATTCACCAAATTAGCAAAAGTAGTTCTTATAGAATATTCATTACCCTCATAATATTCTCTACCTGCAATTAATGTGAATTTTCTATCAAAAATCTTTTTAATTCTATTTTCCAAACCTCGAGGATCTTCAACTTCTTGAATATTTAGATAACGCGTTCCTTTTCTATAACCCTTATTGATTCTGTCAAGTGTATTTTTTCCTGACATCCCAATTTTGAACCGCTTTGTACCAACTAATTCACACGGTTGAACCAAATATATCATACCTACCATTATTATAAAAATATCACTAAATTTTTTAAGTAAAAATTTCAACTTAACCAGATATTCTACCCAACCAATAACCACTTGTAAATGTAAAGAAAAATATAATTAGATATTTAACTGAAATTTTCTTATCAAAGAATCTCTCTTCTCTTTTATTAACTTTTTCTTTTTCATCAGAAACAGATAACGTAATCTTCTTTTTCTCCTTTTTATTATCAAAAAACAACTGAGCAACACTTATCAAATCAGAAGTAGTTGCACCATTATTTACAGGTTGTGGATAATTTATATTATTATTGATTGTTACTGGTCCAGAA